GGATCACTTCAGTTTGATGTACAAACTAATGCTCAAAATGGATCAATTCATAGAATTGTAGTTATAAATGGTGGTTCAGGTTATACTTCAACGCCAACAGTAACAATTACCGGTAATGGATCAAGTGCTACAGCTGCAGCTACGGTCGTAGGTGGAGTAGTTACTGATATCTCAATGAGTAATATTGGTACAGCATATGATGAAGCTTTAGTTACTATTACAGGTGGTGGTGGAACAGGATGTACTGCAAGAGCTATTATTTCACCTCCTGGCGGTCATGGTGCAAATATGGCTGATGAACTTGGTGCTTTCTTTATTATGTGTAATATTAACTTGGATTCTGATGAAGGATCTGGAGACTTTCCAATTGATAACGACTTCCGTCAATTAGGTCTTATTCGTAACCCATTTAATTTTGGAACAACTGTTAATGCCACAGCCTCTACGTTACAAGCTACTCGAAATCTAGTATATGGATCTCTTGCAGGTGGAGCTTTTGCACCAGATGAAATTATTACTGGCGGAACCTCTGGAGCTCAGGCCTATATAACTTCTATAGACGTAGGAACAAGTACTATTCGATATCACCAAGATGCTACTACCGGTTATGGAACTTTCCAGGGTTCAGAAGCTATTTCAAATGCTGGAGCGGTAACAGCTAACATATCTTCACTTGGTAACCCTGAAGTTGAAAAGTTTTCTGGGGAAGTTCTTTATATCGAAAACAGAAGTGCAGTTGCTCGAGCTAATTCACAGATTGAAGATATTAAACTTGTACTAGAGTTTTAAGGTAAAAAAATAATGACAATTGATTTTAATGTATCCCCCTACTATGATGACTTCGAAACGAATGCGAAAGAGCAATACTATCGCATTCTATTTCGGCCTTCAGTGGCTCTTCAAGCAAGAGAGTTAACACAACTCCAATCTACTCTTCAAAATCAAATTAGCCAATTTGCTAATCACACATTTGAAGATGGTGCTATGGTTATTCCAGGCCAATCTGCTTTAGATAAAGAGTATGGATTCATTAAAGTTGCTTCAACATTTAACTCAGCCGATGTAGAACTATACCGGACTGAGTTTCTTGGTACATTAGTTACAGGGCAAACAACAGGAGTTGTTGCTAAAGTAGTTGGAACTGTAGCTGTATCTGGTTCTGATCCTCTTACATTGTTTGTCAAATATACATCATCTGGTACAGATAAAACTACAAAAGTATTTGCTCAAAACGAAGTTGTATTATCAAATGGATCAACTCCTCGTTCAGCACAGATTAATAACGTATCGGGTAGTGTAGGATTTGGTTCGGCTGTATCCATTCAGCCAGGGATTTATTATATCAATGGGACCTTTGCTTATGTTTTAAGCCAAACACTTATACTTGACAAATATACAAATACACCTTCCTATAGAATTGGTCTTACAGTAGTAGAAAGTCTAGTATCATCTACTGAAGATGCTAACCTTACTGATAACGCTACTGGTTCTCCAAACTTTGCGGCACCTGGTGCTAATCGTTATAAAATTCTACTTACATTATCTAAAAAAGGTTTAACTGCAACAGATGATGATAACTTTGTAGAACTTATTCGTGTAGAAAATGGTGTTATTTCTAAACAAATTAGATCAACTGAATACTCTATCCTTGAGGATACATTTGCTCGTAGGACTTATGATGAGTCTGGTGACTATACAGTTCGTCCTTTTGGTATTGATGTAAGAGAGCATTTACAAGCCGGTAACAATAGAGGAATATATTCATCTGCTGGTGGTGGTGATGATTCTAAGTTAGCCATTGGTTTAGAGCCTGGAAAAGCTTATGTCCGTGGTTATGAAATTGATACTATTGCTACAACATATCTTACAGTAGATAAAGCAAGAGATACTGCTCAATTAGAGAATAACGTTATCTCTTTTGAAATGGGTAACTATACTCTTGTTAATACAACAACAAATCTTCCTAATATTACAGATTATGAAAAGCTAGATCTTCGAAGTTCTGGTAGTACTGTAATTGGTACTGCTCGAGCAAGAGCATATGAATTACATTCTGGAACACCAGGTACTTCTGGAGCGGTTTATAAGTTATACCTCTTTGATATTCAAATGACTGGTTCGAACTTATTTTCAGCAGTAAATCAAATTAATAATACCGGATCAACTGCTGGTGAATTTCTTTCTACTACCGTAAAAACAAGTGGACTTGCAGTACTTTACGATATTAATAACAATGATTTGCTTTTCCCACTTCCATATAGCCAAGTTGAAACAATTAGGTCTGCATTAAATGCGGTAGATACTATTGTAACAGTACGTCGTAGGTATACAACTTCTCTATCAGGTGGATTGGCTACTATTACAATCGCATCGGATGAAACATTCCAAAGCCCATATAGTGGAGCTGATTACCAAGTAGCTAATACAACTACTGGCGTGGTATATGACATGAGTCTTACCGATGGTACTGGTGGAGCTGCTCGTCTAGCAGCAAATGGTGTTAACCTTAATATTGACCTTACAGGTGCAGGGCTTACAACTGAAGGCATTACAGTAATTACAACACTTACTAAATCGTTGGCCTCAGAAAAACAAAAGACACTTGTACAAAATGCTACAATAGATATCACAGGGCCAAATACAACAGTTAACAGCTTTGATGAATTAAATAAAGCAGATATTTACCAATTAGTTTCTGTCCATGACTCACTTGCACCAAGCACAAATGCTACTACGGCTGACTTGGATATTACAAGCAGGTATGAATTGGATAATGGCCAAAGGGATAACTTCTATGGCATTGGTCGAATTAAACTAAAGCCTGGCCAGCCTGGACCTGTTGGTCGAATCCATGTGGTATTTGATTACTTTACTCATGGTGCTGGTGATTATTTCTCAGTAGATTCTTATACTGGCCAAGTTGGATATGCTGATATCCCATCGTACGCTTCAAGTAGTACAACATACGAATTAAGAGATGTTTTAGACTTCCGTCCACGTGTACGTGATGATGGAACATCCTTTACTAATGCGGGTGGTACTAATCAATCAGGTGCTGCACTTACTGAAATTGGTAAGATTGCATCTAATATGTTCTTAGACTTCCGTTATTTCCTACCACGAAAAGATAAAATTTATGTAGATAACAAAGGCGTGTTTAAGCATCTAAAAGGTGTTTCTGCTGCCACACCAGCTCGTCCTGCTAATCCAGACGATGGTATGGTTATCTATGACTTAGACATTGGTCCATACACATTTAGTACAAATGATGTTACACCAATTATGAAAGACAATAAACGATTCACTATGCGCGACATTGGTCGCCTAGAAAGTAGAATCAACAACCTGGAATACTATACATCTCTGTCTCTTCTTGAAAAAGAAACTGCAGATGCACAAGTACTCAACTCTTCTAACGTAGATAGATTTAAGTCTGGCTTTATTGTAGATCCATTTTATGGTCACAATATTGGTAACCCACAAGATCCTGATTATCATGTCTCAATTGATGCTGATAAAGGTGAAGCTAGGCCGCAATTCTATGAAGGTAATGTCAAGTTAATAAATCAAGACACTGCCTCATCAAGTTCATTTCAGCAAACTGGGGATGTAATTTCTCTTCCTTATACTGAAGCAACGATCATCGATCAACCATTTGCTTCTGGTGCTGAAAATGTAAACCCATATGACATCTTCCAATTTATTGGTCAAATCGATCTTACTCCTGCAGAGGATGATTGGAAAGAAACAGATGTTAGACCAGATCTTATTATCGATAATGAAGGTCTGTTCGATGTGGTTAATACACTTGCGAACGAAGACGGAGTGCTTGGCACGGTCTGGAATGAGTGGGAAACTCAGTGGACCGGACGAGAGATATTCGCAGGAGATACATCAGGTAATCAGAGATCAGGTCGCCGAATCTTCCGAAATACGCTCCAAGCTCAAATTGCACAGCAAACACGTACGGGTGTCCGTACTTCGGTCGCGCCGGATACTATTCAAACATCACTTGGTGAAAGAGTAGTAGATGTACGTATGGTACCATTTATCCGGGCGCGAAGAGTTAAGTTTAAGGCAACACGCTTTAAGCCAAATACTCGTTTGTATCCTTACTTTGAAGATATTAACGTTAATGACTTTACCACTGATATTACTGCAGCTCAGTTTATACGTAACTCTGTTACTTCAGTAGATCCTGAGCCAAATGCTTCTGCTGTGCGTCACCCTGATATTACTGCAGGAGATATTTCAGCCGGCAATAATGCTATTATTACAGATGCAACTGGTACAGCTCATGGTGAATTCTATATTCCAAACACAGCCAATATCAGGTTTAGAACTGGTGAAAGACTGTTCAAACTTATGGACGATCCAAATGGTAATCTAAATTTGATTACTACATCTGGTCGTGCAACATATTCTGCTAGAGGTTTAGTTGAAGGTACACAAGAGGTATCTTTAAGATCTCCAACACTTGTACAAGAATCGGTTAATGATGTCCAGCTTGCTTTAGTTGGCCGTGCCTCTACTCGTACAGTTGGCTGGGTTGATCCATTAGCTCAAACATTCTTAATTGATAATCCATCAGGTGCATTCGTTACTAGTATGGATATATTCTTTAAAGAAAAAGATCTAGCAATTCCAGTTACTCTTCAAATTCGTGGAGTAGTAAATGGCTATCCTTCAAACGAAATTCTAGCAT